CCCCCCCCCGCCCCGCCCCGCCAGTGGCTGCCGCGGGGGGGGGGGCCGCCCCCCCCCCCCCCCCCCCCCGTGACCATCCCTAGCCAATCACCGTCCAGCAAGGAGGACAGATGCCCATCATCGCACCGAAGCAGCGCATCGAGGCGCCGGTCACTCAGCGCCCCACCGGCGGGCTGTTCTCACAGTTCGCCCCGATCGAGGACTCCTCGATCCGGTGGGAGAACGGCGTCACCTGGGAGGACGTCGCACGCGCCGACATCGGCTCCGTCGGCCAGTACCAGAAGCCCGGCACCGTCAATGGCCTGCCCAAGACCCTGGACACCCCGCGGGGCGTGACCCGCGAGTCTCTGGATCCGCTTACCATCTACGCGGTGTTCCGCACCACGCCCCTCGACCACACTCCCGAGGAGGCCGTCGCCATCGCGGCTCAGCGCCTCGCCCAGTACGAGGAGTTCGAGGTCGAGAAGGCCCTGTGGTCCGGCGTCAAGGGCGCGGGGCCCGCCCTTATCAACGTCCAGGAGTGGGCGAACAACTCCGGTCCCCAGGACGCCGAGAGCGCCTGGAATGCCGCGGAGCACTACGCCCGCACCCCCGGGATCAAGCCGACCTTCCACGTCTCGCGCCGCCTGTGCGGCCTGCTGACGGCCCGCCAGATGTTCGAGTGCCTGCCTGACGGCACGTTCCGGACCAAGATGGGCACCCCCGTCGTGGCCGGGTACGGCTTCGTCGACAAGCCTCCGGTCATTGTCTCCACGGGCCCGATCCAGATTTACCGCGGGGACGTCTTCACCTCGACCAACGGTGGGGGCGGCTTCGACAAGGGCACGAACGACCTGACGGCCGTCGCAGAGCGGCAGTACGTCATCGCGTACAACTTCGATGACGCCTACAAGGTCCAGGTCAGGACCGACCCCGGCTCCGGTACCTACAAGCCCCGGACGTTCTGAGTCCCTATGACCTACATCACCAACTCCAACACCAACGGGAAGGATGCGCTGAGCCATGGCTAAGACGCACTCATACACACCAGTGCTGGGGAAGCGCATCCGCGTCACCCCGCTGGACACCTGCGGCAAGTTCGACAAGGCGCAGCACAAGCCGGTGGCGACCTCCGGCTTCGTGTCGGTCAAGCTCGCCGCCGAGGTCGAGGACGGTACGGAGATCACGGTCCGCAAGGCCGACGGCTCTCTGTGCGTCAACGAGAAGCAGTCCAACACCTTCAAGTACTTCACGGTCGAGCTCGAGTTCTGCGGCGTGAACCCCTCCGTCCTGGACATCGTGACCAACGCCACTAAGTACCTGGACCACGCGGGCGACACCGCGGGCTTCAAGGTCGCCTACGGCAAGATCGAGAAGAAGTTCGCGCTCGAGCTGTGGACCGGCCTGTCCGGCCAGGCCTGCGCGGCCGGTGCTGAGGACGCCAGCGGCTACCTCCTGCTGCCCTTCATCACCGCCGGCACGATCGGCGACATCGAGGTCACCGGTGAGGACGCGATCTCGTTCTCCATGACCGGCGCTGTCACCAAGTCCGGCAACGCCTGGGGCGTCGGCCCCTATGACGTGGTCAAGAAGGCCAACGGCGGCGGCGGCGGCTTCGTCAACGCGAAGCTCCCCACCGCCCTCGACCCGCTCGACCACCTCCTCATGATCGACACGGCTCTCGCTCCCCCGCCGGACAGCGACCAGCCCGTCACCGTCCCCTGATACCCCTCAGAGGCACTGACAGCCCCGCAGAGCGCACAAACGCCATGCGGGGCTGTCGCCGTACTGGCTTCACGTGAAACGGCCTCTACGGCCCTTAGGCGGCGCCTATAGGTATACTCATCCGTGCGGGCACCGCTTATGACTGGCGGCGTAGCCATCCCGCACCACGCACGCGTTGTAGGAGAAGGCATGCAGGACATCGAGAGGGGCTACGGCCCGGGGGACTGGCCGGTCTCCTACAGCGCGTGCGAGGACCTGAAGGAGTACCTGGACGAGGCCGGCAGGCCCGAGCAGCAGCACACCTTCGAGGCCATGGCGACCCAGCTGCTCTGGGAGTGGACGGGCCGGCGCTTCGGGACCGACATCGTCGTCATCCGCCCCGAGCCGGCCGACTGTGCGCCGCCGCCCACCTACCAGTCGCAGGACTACCTGAGAGGCTTCCTCCCGTTCCGCCTGGGCGGCGTGCTGCACGACGTCGTGTGCGGAGTGTGCGGCCCCTACTGCACTCACACCTCAGGGACCCCGGCCATCCGCCTGCCTGGGAACGTCCACCGTGTGCACCAGGTCACGATCAACGGCAAGGTGCTCCCGCTGGGAGCGTACCGCCTCATCAACCACTCCGTGCTTCAGCTCACGGGACGCTCCTCCCCGCTCGGCCCCGATGTTCCGCTTGTATTCCCTGCGGTACAAGACCTCTCCCGGCCGACGACCGAGGAGGGCACCTGGGAGATTCGCTATTCCCAAGGCGTCCCCGTCCCCGAGGGCGGCCAGGTCGCCGCCGGCGTGCTCGCGCTCGAGCTGGCGAAGGCGGCCTGCATGGACCGCGACTGCGCCCTCCCGGCGCGCCTCCAGTCGGTCACCCGGCAGGGCGTCACCGTGCAGGTGCAGGACGACTTCGACGAGATGCAGGAGGGCCGGACCGGCATCTGGCTCGTGGACTCCTGGGTCGCCTCGATCCGCAAGCCTAGGCAGTCCGCCAGGGCCTACAACCCGGACGACTACGCGCGTCGGCAGCCCGTCTCTCGCGGCGGGGTGATCTGGTGAGCCCCGCGCCGCGCCTAACCCGCCGCAACCGCGCCCAGAGCGAGGACTACGCGTCGCTGTCAGGTCGAATCGCCTCCCCGGAGCCGTCCGTCGTCCACTCCACAGCGCTCGCCCTGCTCAAGGGGGGCGCCACTGCGCTGTCCAACGTGGTCTCTCAGGCATACGTCGCGCCCGGCGCCGAAGTGGCGTGGGACGAGTGCTGCGCAGGGCACCTGTACGTGCGCACCGTCTCCGTCTCCCCCGTCTTCGGCCCCCGCGCCGCCGACGGCGAGGCGTGCTCGGTGCGCTACTGGGCCGCGACCTACGCGCTCGGGACGCTGCGCTGCGTCGAGGTCGTGGACGATAGGGGCCGGGGCCCGCGCCCCTTCGACCTGACGGCCGACGCGGCAGTGCTGCACCAGGACATGGCTGACCTGGGCAAGTTCCTGACGTCGTCCACGAACGCGGACGCCATGGATTGGCAGGCGTCCGGCCCCGACGGGGGCTGCGTGGCCGGCGAGTGGACCTTCACGGTCCGGCTCAACTGTCCGTAAACTTATCTGGTATGTGAGATGGTTCACGTAAACGTCCGGTTCAAGGGCCCCATCCGTGAGGACAAAGTGGCCCAGATCACTAAGCAGGCGTCCCTGAAAGCGTCCCGCCGAACTCAGGGCCGAATCCAGCGCAACATCCGCGCCAAGGGGCGCGTGAACTCCGGCCGTATGGTGAACTCCGTCACCATTGAACGCGTCCCCGGCAAGCACCCGCTCAACCCGACCTTCGAGATCGGGGCGCGCACGCCCTACGCCGTCTACCAGGAGAAGGGCACCCGAGCCCACGGTCCGGTCAAGGCGTCGCGCATGGTCTTCACCCCGAAGGGGTCCAGCCAGACCGTCTTTGCCAAGTGGGTCAAGGGGATCAAGGGCGCCCACTTCGTCCGTGACGCGGTACGGCTTATCAAGCCCTCTGACTTCCATTAGAATCGCCTCATGGCTACTATCACGATCCCCGGCAAGACCCGGAAGTCCATCACCGTTGACCTGGTCGGTACCGAGTACAAGGTCCGCCCCCCGAAGGCCGCCGTCGCCATCTTCCTGTCCCAGGCGCTCAAGGACGCCGACGAGGACTCCGAGAAGATCATCGAGGGCCTGTCGAAGTGGTGCCACGTCCTATTCGGAAAGGAGACCGGCGCCGAGGTCGTCAAGAGGCTCAAGAACCCCGCCGACGACCTCGACATCCCCGACCTGACCGACCTCATCACCGCCGTCATGGGGGAGGCCGGAGAGAACCCCCCTACGTGATCCAGCGCCTCCTGGCCTCGGCGCATACGGAGTGGGACTTCATCGACGGGTTCTGCCTCGGGCACGGGATCGACCTTGAGACCCTGCCCCTGAACCGGTTCTGCCACGTCATGTGGTGGATTCTCACCCGCAACGCCGAGGACGAGGGCGCTATCGAGAAGCTGAAAAGGGACCTGTGGCTCCCGCCCAAGGGCGTCGAGGTCACTGACCCCCGCAGCCCCTGGTACTCGGGCAACGAGGCGTCGGGCTTCGGGTCCCTTAAGTCGGCCCTCGGGATGTGACAGCACCTATAGGACACGCCTATGCGGGCGGTATCATGGCCTCAGGCAGGAGTCGGGCCGCGATGCCGCCCGCTCGACGTACGGGCGGGGAGGGGAGCCCGGGGGCCGCCGCGGTAGATCATCGCCACCCCGGTACCGGCGTCGGAGGTGACGCAGGCCCAGTTGCCGATACGGGCGTCGCGCACTTTTGTCCCGGGCGGGATCAGGTCGATGAGGTCGTCGTAGAGCTGCCACGGATTGTTCACTGGTCTCCTCTGGTCTCGGGCCGGGGCGCGCGCAGGCGCGGCCCGGGCG